CAAAGGCGGCTCACCCGATTAGGTGGTGCCCGCCAAGAACGGCATGAGCATAGACCAGAAGCGGGCATTTCGAACCGAGTGGCGAAAGATGTTTTCCAAACTATTCAACCGCCGCGAGAATGTTGCCATTCTTTCTGGCGAAGGTGATATTACCCCACTCGGCAGAACACCGCGTGACCTAGAAAGTGTTGAGCAAGACAATGTCCTGCGTGATAAGATCGCCATTGCTTTCGGTGTGCCTAAGTCGCTTATAACCAGCGACGATGTGAACCTTGCCAACGCCAAGGAGGGCAGCATTACATTCCTTCGCAACTCTGTGATGCCGATGGTTCAAAAGGTCGAGGATACATTGAATGAACAACTGGTTTCGATGTGGTCTGATCGCCTGATCTTGGTGCATGACAACCCGATCATCGAGGACAAACGAATCATGATTGACGAGCGGGCTTCCATGCTTAAGAGTGGATTCACAGTTGACGAGGTGCGAGAAATGGAAGGGCAGACGCTACTTGATACGCCTGAATCACAAACACCGATGATTCGCTTGGATATTATGCCACTCGACCTGGTTGGCGCTGATGTGCAGGTTGGTGAATTGGACAAGTCGCCTACTGAAGAAATACAAACAAAAGCAGCAGACCCAGAACAGCCCAGATTAGTGTCGCAAAAGGGTCTATGGTTAGGTGGAGAAGAACTTGGTTGCGGGTGCAGCAAAACTTATGATGACCCAATTCCTGACCCAAAATTCGTGAAGGATGTTTTCAAAGCCCAAAACAAAATGGGTGATGATATTATCAAAAGCCTACGCAATATGAAATCCGCAAAGGGCAGCGTTTCAGTTGCGTTCAATGATCGAGTTATAGATCAGATAATGAACGAAGAACAAATGGCGATCTGGGCTGATGATATGGCATACGCGGTTGGCGGGAATTTAGCGGCAATAGCGGAAGCGGCAGGGTCATCGGCTATTCAATCGGTGACGGTCGGCTTTGCATCTGAAGGATTGCCAGAAGCGGCATCTACCGTCTTTGATTTGCAGAACACCCGCGTTCAACAATTCCTTCTTGAACAAACAAACCAAGTAAGCGTGTATGCAACGGGAACGCACAAACGCGGCATAAGCAAGATACTTGGGCAAGGCGTGGCGGATGGCTTGAACCCGCAACAGATGTCCAAGAAGTTGAGGGGTTTGAAAGAAGAAGGCAAGGGCATATTCAACAAGTACCAAGCCGACAGAATCGTCCGAACTGAAACAGCCTTTGCTCAAACCAATGCAATGATTGAGGGATGGAAACAAAGCGGAGTGGTTCGAGGCAAAGAGTTCCTGCTCGCTCCTGAAGCCTGCGTTTATTGCGAAGCGGTTTCTAAAATGTGGAAAGGGAAAAACCTAGAATTGAAGACTGCACTGGTTCCTTTTGAGGGAGAGGTTGAGGTTGAGGGTAAAAAGACAATGATTGCGGATTACCGTGAACTACAAGGCGCGCCGATTCACCCGAATTGCATGTGCGACCTTTTGCCAGTTATTATTACAGGGGGTGCCTAGAATGTTGGGATTTATAGCCATGACTGCTAAAAAACCATCGCGCATCGTGATCGTATGCAAACAACTTGATGAACACCCACAGGCAATTTACATGGAATGGAGTGGGCAACTGGATGAGGTGACTACCCTTTGCAAGGAGCAGTGGGGGTCGGGAATACTTCGCAGAATAAATGAGATTTTATATACATGGAAAAAGGATGGCGATGATGAGTGATGAATTGAAAGTTTTTCCCGATGAAGATGGAAATTGCCCTGCGGGTTATCACTTGATGCAACCAGATGATTCACATGATATGCGTTGGTGCATGGAAGGTGAAGAACATCCATCGACCTACAGTGCGGAGCAACGAGATGTACCAAAGAATGTCGATAGCCCCAAAGCCCCTGAAGAAATGAAATGGGATGGGGATAAGGCAAGGGTACGAGTGCGAAATTGGGCAAGTGATTCTGATGGCAATGTTGATTGGGACAAGTATGCCAAAGCATTCGGCTGGTATGACGGCAGCAACATGGATGTGCTTTCTTCTTACAAGTTGCCCCACCATGACATTGTTGATGGAGAAATGAAGGTGGTGTACCACGGCGTAGTAGCAGCAAAGGGAGCAATGGCAGGAGCAAGGGGCGGCGTTGATTTGCCCGATGATGAGCGAACGAAAGTGCAAGCCCATCTAAATTATCACCTGAAACAGTTTGACAAGGAAACGGACAAAGCAACGGAAATAGAGGATATTATGCTGACAACAATCGAAGAAAAAGAAACCAAAGACCCAGAACAAAAGCGGCTCGCGTTATTTGATGTAACAATCGAAAAAGATACAAAGGCAATGAAGCCACGAACCGTTGTGGCGAGGATTAGCACAACATCCATTGATCGTGATGGCGAAGTGCTGTTGCCAAGCGGGATTGATCTCAAAGACTTCCGCAAGAATCCAGTTGTGCTTTTGAACCACGACCAAGGCGGCTTGCCAGTTGGTCGGGCTTTGTCAGTGAAGCGGCAATCGGATGGCATCATTGCTGAAGTGCAGTTTGCAGAGCGACCCACAGGACATCCAAGCAGTGTTGAATGGATACCCGACACCATTTTCAATTTGTTCCAACAGGGAATCTTGAAAGCGTTTTCGGTTGGATTCATACCCTTGGAGATGCGTGAACCAACCGACAGGGACTTCAAAAAGTTTGGCGATGATGTACGCAATGTCATTTCCAAGTGGTCATTGCTTGAGTTTTCTGTGGTGAATGTGCCGAGCAACCAAGACAGTTTGGTGATGCAAGTGGCAAAGAATCACAAGTGGCTTGCGGACGCATGGCACATAGATAGCGGACAAATGCAAGAGAATGGCAAACGAAATCGTTTACAACTTGGCGGGTGTGTTGCTCGCTTACAACTAGACTAGGTTGCAACAAAGCAAGCAACTCCGTGAATGGCTCCCCCCGATTCATGCTGTGGCAAGGCGAACACGCGAACCGCAATTTGGAAGACTGAACTATGAATTGGGAAACCTTTATCAAACATCTGCTTTCGGCAGGGTATGAAGGCGATGAAACGCTTGAGGCTGTCCAACAACATCTCGATGAATCCGAACTTGATTCCGCAACCGTGGAAATCAAGGGCGTGGAATATGACATCGAGAATATGTGGGACGACAGAGCCAAACAGCGACTTGATTTGTCCACTGCTCAAATGGCAGATGAAATTGAAGAACTCCGAACGGAGAAAGAAAATATGAAGAACGAAATGGAATTGCTTGGCAAAGATATTGGCGAAGATGATTCGCCAGTTGCAAGTGCAGATGTTCAGGTTGGTGCAGACCGACTTGCATTTGACAAGAAGGGTGGATACAACAGGGTCGGCGAATTCTATGCTGACGTTGCAAAAGCCGCCGACGGTAGGAACACGCCTGATCGTCTAACCGATTGGACGAAAGCAACGCTTTCTACCTATGGAAACGAAACAGTTGGTGCCGATGGCGGCTTTGCCGTTCCACCAGAGTTCCGTGATTATATTTATTCATTCGTGGCAGGTGAAGAATCACTGCTTGCACAAACTGATTCGTATGAATTGAGTGGCAACAGCATCACCTTCCCCGATGACGAAACTACGCCTTGGCAAACAAGCGGCGGGATTCTCGCTGCATGGGAGGGCGAGGCTGATGCACTCGCACAAACCAAGCCGAATCTGAAATCGAAAAATCTCAGATTACGAAAATTAACTTGTCTGGTTCCTGTGACGGAGGAATTACTTGCCGATGCAAGTGCGATGGAATCTTTTGTTTCACGCAAAGCGGGCGAGAAACTTGAGTTCAAGGCGGGCGAAGCAATCTTCCGTGGCACAGGTGCAGGACAACCGTTTGGTTTCTTGAACAGTAGTGCATTGGTAACAGTTGCAAAAGAATCTGGTCAAGCAGCAGATACAGTTGTGGTTGAAAACATTGCGAAGATGTGGTCACGAATGTATGCACCTTGGCGATCTGGTGGTGTTTGGTACATCAACCAAGACATCGAAGAACAACTGTTCACGATGGCAATTTCCACAGGTATTTATCTACCTGCGGGCGGCATAAGTGGATCACCGTTTGGCACGCTACTTGGTAGACCAGTTGTTGCAACACAACACTGTGAAACTCTTGGCGATGTTGGCGATATTTGCTTCGTCAATCTTGCTCAGTATGTAACCGCAACCAAATCAGGCGGCATTGAAGCATCATCTTCAATCCATCTTTGGTTCGACCAAGATGCAGTTGCGTTCAAGTTCCGAATGCGCATGGATGGTATGCCTTGGATGTCATCGACAATTTCGCCACGCGATGGTTCAAGTACCATGAGT